ACGTGACGGGGAACGTGACGGGCACCTCACAGGTCACAGTATCCACCGAAGGAGCAAGTCGCCTTTTGGTTGAAAACACAAAAGCGACTTTCTCAGTTGATACTGTTGTCCCCAGCCTTAATGGTGGGCCGTTGGCTGGCATGAGAAACCTGATCATCAACGGAAACCCGGTAATCAATCAGCGCGGCTATGTCTCGGGAACGGCCACCACCGCCGCCAACCAATATACGCTTGACCGTTGGCGAGTTGTTGTGAGTGGGCAGTCGCTTTCCTGGACAGACTCGGCGGGAATCCGGACGGTGACTTTCCCCGCTGGCGGCGCCGAACAAGTGATCGAGGCGCTGAACAACCTTGGCGGTGTTCACACCCTGTCGTGGACCGGGACGGCCACCGCAACAGTTAATGGAGTCAGCGTGGCCAATAGAGGGCAGGTCACGCTTACCGGAAACAGTGACGTTATTGTTCGCATGTCAGGGGGCACCGCGTCTAGGATTCAGCTAGAGCCCGGCGCCGTCGCTACACCATTCGAGCGGCGTCCGTATGGACAGGAGTTAGCCCTCTGTCAGCGGTATTTTTACGTCATACCGTCCAGTAATTACGGGTTTCCTTGCCCATCTAGCGGCGGTTTCGCTTACCTTCAAAGATATGATTTCAAAGTGTCTATGCGAGTGGCCCCTGTGGTAAGCTGGAATTACACCTCGCTTAGCAACGTGAGTTTGGTTACCCCGCAAACTGCAACCACTGACCACATTACTGTTTCATATGTGGGGACATTATCTACTAACTCAACCTGGCAAGTAAGCGCCACGGCATCAGCGGAACTATGAGCGACCACTCAATCCAAAGTCACCCACACAGGGGGCGTCCAGCCCCCTACGAGGACCTCCGCCTCCTCATTGGGCGCATGGACGGCAAGCTTGATATTGTCCTCCATCGGACACACGAACACGAGCGACGAATCACCGCTCTTGAGGCAGCCAAGAACAAAGCCCTCGGCTGGGTTCTCGCCGTGTCCTTTGCCGGGGGCGCCGGGGCAGACCAGCTTGTCCGCCTTATTCTCTCCTTCAGATAGACCACAGGAACCTTCAAACACATGCAGATTGACATTCGTGAGGGCCGGGTAATCTTTCCAAACGGCTCCACCGGCACTGCCTTACTGACGGCAAACGCCGTTCACCTCTGCCCCATTGATATTCCCGTCCCCGTATCCATTGACCGCATTGTCTTGAACGTGGCTACGGCGGCGGCTGGCTCGACCACCGGGGGCGTGAACCCCGAGGTGGGCCTATACATATCCGACCAGGGGGTAGACACATTCCGGAACATTCTCCGGGCGCCCGTAACGGCATCCCTTCTCACAGCACTAGGGAACGTGAACGTGGACCTTCCGGCCCCCTTCTCAATCCCGATGGGGCGCATCTGGTTGGCCGTGTTCAACCCGACCTACGCCACAACGCAACCCACGCTTCGGGGCCTGGTGTCGAACAACCACGCCTCCCTTGGCGTTGACAGTCTAGCGGACGGCGCGGCGCTAACCTCTCAAAGCCGTCAAATCCGGGTAGATAGTATCTCTACCGGCCTGCCGGCCCAGCTTGAAACCGCCACGTTCACCTTCGCGGACAACCTTAACGTCCCGTTCTTTGGGCTTCGGGTCGCCTCTGTGGGAATTGCCCCGGCTGTTACTCCCATCCCTGCGGCTTCCCTTACGGGGGTGGCCTTGGCGGGTGCCGTGGATGTTCCTCGCGGGACTCAGGCGGCCCTCACGCCGAGCCTGACGGCCCTTCCCACGGCCCTTCCCACGGGCCTCCCGACGACCCTCCAGTAATACGACAAGGTTTCAGGTGTAGTCAGACTGCGCCTGAAACTTCCCTTTCTACCAAATAAGTCCCAGAAGGACATGAGCGCCGAATGTTTTTCTCTCCAGTACCCATTTCAGAAATCATCCCAGCGGCAGCAAGCCAAACGGGAAACATCCGCCTGGGGAACCTTGTCTTGGACACGATCCTTGTCCCGTCAGCGTGGGATACAGCGAACATCACGTTCCTAGTATCACAAGACGGAACCAACTTTTTCCCCCTGTTTGACGCGGCGGGGAATGAGGTTGTTCTGACAGCAGCCGCAGGGCGGGCTATCCGTTTCCCTCCGTACTTCCGCATTGGGTTCCCGTTCCTCCGAGTCCGCTCAGGAACGAACGCAGTCCCCGTGTCTCAGACCGCAGCGCGGGCCATCGAAATCCGTGGAATCCAGGTATGAGCGTATCAGACGACGACGATCTCAGAGACCCCAAGGAACTCCTCCAGGAACTCCACAGGCACACCATCAAGACCCTCCTGGAGCGTGTTAAGTCAGGAGAGGCCAAGGCGGCTGACCTTGCGGTAGCCCGCCAGCTTCTCAAGGACAACGGGATTGACTCTACTCCCGAGAAGGACCCGGACCTTGGCAGTCTGGCCAAGCACGTCCCCTTCCAAGCTGACGTGGGCGACTTCCCCCACTAACTTTCTGAGACGGGCGCTAGTTATCGAAAGATTCTGGCGCCCGTCCAGGAGCCTCCAGGGAGCCCGTAGAAGGCTCTCTAACCTTCCCCGAACCTACCCTAGCGGCCCCCTTCGTGGAGCCAGAATTAGACGGGGCGGGAGTCCCTTTCCTTTGAGGATTTAATGCACACCATAACTATGTCGCCTCACCCAGGCCCCGTTGGCTCTCGGGGAAGATACTACGTCTACTCTACCCCAGGGGTGGAACCTTTTGTGGGTGGCCCAAACGGGCTTCGGGAGTTTTGTCGAAAGATGGTGGCGGCAGGTCTTAAAGACGCCCCAGCCCGAGTGGTTGATCAGGAGGGGAAGTCCCGCCTGATTGTCCGGTCAATCGCAGGGGCAGGGACAAAAGACCTCCGGGAAACGGAAAAGGGGTTTCGACTGATCCCCCACGACCCGTCCCCTAACCCCTTCTCGGCGGCTCCGCGTCAAACCGCCAGGGCGTCCTAGAGTGGCAGCCGCTACTACCCAACCAGGGTCCCCCCAGAAGGACCCCTACGGCGATTTTCGGAACTGGCTCTGGCGCGTGTGGAAGTACCTGAGCCTCCCAGACCCTACCCCCATCCAGTACGACATGGGGAGTTACCTCCAGCATGGCCCCACAAGGTCTGTTATCATGGCCTTCCGGGGCGTCGGCAAGTCCTGGGTGACGGCGGCCTATGCAACCTGGCTGCTGCGCCGAGACCCAGACCACAAGGTCATGGTCGTGTCCGCAGCAAAGGACCGTGCGGACGCCTTCTCGACATTCGTGAAGCGCCTGATCGCTGAGGTCCCGGAACTGCTGCACCTGGCCGCCAAGCCAGGCCAGCGGGACAGCATGGTGGCCTTCGATGTAGGCCCCGCACGGGCTGACCAAAGCCCCTCAGTCAAGAGCGTGGGCATTTTCGGTCAGATTACCGGCAGCCGCGCCGACACCATCATCGCGGACGACGTGGAAACCCCCAACACCGCCGAAACTCAGGGCCAGAGAGACAAACTGGCAGAGCGCGTGAGGGAGTTCGACGCGGTTCTCAAGCCCGGGGGCCGTATTATCTACCTCGGGACTCCTCAGACAGAGCTTACCCTTTACTCGGAACTCGAGAAAAGGGGCTACGAGTCCCGCATTTGGCCCGCCAGGGTGCCCACGGCCAAGCAAATCTCCAATTACGGGGAACGCCTGGCCCCCTTCATCCTGGAAATGTCTCAGAAAAGAGACGTAGGACTGACAACGGAGCCCTGCAGGTTCACCGACGACGACCTCTTGAGCCGCGAAATCTCCTGGGGCAAGGCAGGCTTCCAGCTGCAGTTTATGCTGGACCCCACCCTGGCCGACGTGGACCGCTATCCGCTCAAGATCGGGGACATTATGGTCCACCCATGCGCCCCTGACGTGGCCCCCACACGGATGATCTGGGCAAACTCCCCGGACCTTATGGTCCCCCCTTCCGATCAGCCCGGGGGTCTCCCCAATGTGGCCCTCAAGGGGGACCGCTGGGTACGCCCTATGCTCGTCACCAAGGACGAACACGAGTGGCGCCCCTACACGACTACCGTCATGTTCATTGACCCGGCAGGCCGAGGGACTGACGAAGCCTCCTACGCCGTCCTTAGCGGCCTTGGGGCTCTCCTGTTCCTCCGGAAGATCGGAGGGTTCTCCCACGGGTACTCCCCAGAGAGCCTCTTGGGGTTCGCCCGGGCGGCCCGAGACACAGGAACCCGACTGATCCTGGTTGAGAGCAACTTCGGGGACGGCATGTTCACCGAGCTTCTCAAGCCGGTCCTGATGAAGGAAGCCCCTGGGGTGGGCATTGAGGAGGTCCGGAACTCCCGCCAGAAGGAACTCCGGATCATTGACACCCTGGAGCCTGTACTGTCTTCCCACCGCCTTGTGGTGGACCCCCAGGTAATCCGTGAGGACTTCTCCAGCGTGGACCGCTACCCGTCCGACAGAAAGCACTTCTACCGCCTTTTCTACCAGCTAACCCGGATCACCCGCGATAAGGGGTCCCTAAAGGAAGACGGCAGGCTGGACGCCCTTGCAGGGGCCGTAGGCTACTTCCGGGACAAGCTCGCCGTGTCCCAAGAGGACGTGGCTAAGAAGGCCCAAGAAGCCGCCCTGGAGGAGGAAATCAGGAAGTTCCTGGAGGGACACGCAGGGGTCCGCTCAGGTCCCCCGAGGTGGGTCCGTGTTTGAGGTGTAGTTATTACTGCACCTGAAAGTGAAAGACCACAGATTCCCTGGATACGGAAGGGAAGTCGGGAGTTATCCCCAGGAAGGGGGTAATTACCCGCCCCTTCCCCAGGAAGCCCCCTAAAAGTGATATACTTATAGTCTATAAGGAAGGGGGTATAAGGAGAGGGGAACCTTAGAGGGAACCTAAAGGGGGCTTTAAGGGGAACCTTAGAGACTGCTTTAGGCTGTGTTCAGAGTTCCTTGAAGGGTATCCCCCTCCTCCTCTTTCCTACTATAGGGACCCTTAGAGGGACCCCGAAATGTTTTTGGTCACGTATCTGAGACGTGTCCCCGCAGCGGTGCGGGCGCCGTTACCCCCCGTGGGGGCTGGTCGCGGCCCGTTCTGGGCTTCTCCTGCCGGAATCCGTCCCAAGCCTGCCACATTCCGGTCAAGCCTTTGGGAAGCCTAACAGGGCTGGGGATTAAGTATCCCTTGCGGGCGTCACAAAGGGGCTTGGGGAGTAGTGAGACTGCACTTGAAAGTCCGTCTCATTATTGAGACATGTCTCATATTTGAGATTGGATGCTTTCGCGTTTTTCAGAATATTCTAAATTAGGGAACGCTAATTTAGAGCCCTCTAATGTTCACCACCAGGTTCACCACCAGGTTCACCACCAGGTTCACCACCAGGTTCACCACCAGGTTCACCACCAGGGACACCAAGCGGCCTACCGCCCCAAGCCTTCCCCAAAGAGGGACAGACAAGCCTCTTTCAATTTATTTTTTTGTTCTTTATCGAATCGTTTTTCAATTCTTCCCTTTGTATAACTACAAAAACAAGCCATGCACAAAACGCATGGCAGCCATGCAAAATTAGCGCTTCTCTTTTGTGGCGGGAGCAAGTAACTTTCAGGGCATGGAAGCAAGGCAAGCGCGAAAGCCCCCAAGCTTCCAGGATCAGTAGGGGCTCCAATCCCTCGTCAATATGGTCCGGATTGCTGGCCGCCCCATAAGCCAATCTCTAAAATCTCTTTGGACTATCCCTAGAGAGGGCGGGGGGGGGGTTTCAGCCCCTCTCCCTTTCCGGAGATAGCCTAAGGCTATTGTGAAGGCTTGTTACCATGTCGGAACAAGCTAGAACCCTGGGGTGTAGTCTCACTACTCCCCAAACAATAGAGAGAGAGAGAGAGAAAGAGACCATGAGCGACAATAGTAGCACCCCTTCCAATGCTGAAGCCTTCCTTAGTGAAGCTATCGCTTCCATTCGCAGAAACATGCGAGAAGCGAATGGGGCAGGCTTCAACAGTCTGCAAGCTTTCGCCAATATCGGCCATGATTTGCTTCAAGCTAAGGAAGCAATCGGACCAGCCCCGCGCGGCGCTTTTGGGGCTTGGTGCGAGGCCAATTTCCCGTTCTCGAAGGAATGGCGCGCCCGGCTTATGAAGCTTGCCGAACAATGGAAGGCGGTTTGCGTTGCTTTCCGTTGGGCGGAGCGTAAAGGCTATGTCCTAGGGCGCAAAGAATACAGCGTAGATGGCGCCCTGGCCTTCCTGAATGACTATCTAACCAAGGCTGAAATCCCCGAGATTGAAGCGGAACTTGGTCCGGAATATGCCGAGAAGGCCCGAGAAGCGGAAGCCAAGGCCGCCGATAAGGCCCAAGCCAAGGCGGAGAAGGGAGAGAAGAAAAAGAGCGAGGCCGAAATCCTGCGGGAGCAATTGGCGGAAGCCCTGGAGCGTATCCGGGAACTTGAAGCCGAACTTGGCCGCGCCAAGGGTGGCAAGGCAAAAGCCAAGCCTGAGGCTGAAAAGCCCGGCGCTACTGTGGATAATGCCACTAAAGCCCGCGCTCGCAAGGTATATGGTCTGGCCACTCGGGGAGCAACCGAGGGGGAGCGTAGCGCCGCGACTCACAAGCTTTCCGAAATGGCCAACAAGCTTGGCTTGTCCCTGGCGGATTTCCTGCAAGCTTGCGGTCTGGAACCCCTCGCAGATTACCAAGAGGCTGCTTAAATGGTGCCTGGGGCGGGAACAATCTTCTCGCCCCTCGCCCGGTTTCAAGTGAAGCCCGACTAAACTTGAAGCCCGGCGATATAGCGCCGAACACCCGCCATAGTGCGGAACCATAAGAGAGAGAGAGAACATGCCCTATGATGGTTTGACGTTCAAACAAAACCCGCTTGACCGCTCCTTCAATGTGGTGGTAAATCAAATGGCATCCCGCTTGTTCCCTCAGGGTTTCGATGTTGGCCCTGATGCTCCCGATACTTTGGACAAGCTTGTTGCCCTGGTGGACTCTGGTGGTCGGTTCAAGGTCTGGGATGGTGCCTCTGATAAGACCATCTTCGACTGCGCCGAAACTAACTACGCCTTCCGGGCTTGGCACGATTGGTGCCATTGGAAATACGGTTTCGGGTTCGACAAGCAAGGCGAGACCCTGGCGCTGGAAATGCAAAAGCTTCACGTCTTGAAGCTATACGGGAATGGCCCGGACTCGAAGCGGTGGTGCGCCATCCTGGAAGCAGAGGTGCTGGGCCAGCTTGAACATATGGAAGATCACGGCAAGTTTCCCGATGATCAGCGAGAAGTGACCCGCCGTTACCTTGCGGTTCGGGGCTGGCAATTCGCCCATGACTGGAACCCTACCCCTTCCCCCGCCAAGGTCCCAGAAGGCTGGGCTTTTGTCTGAATGGTGCCTGGGGCGGGAATAATACTCTCGCCCCTCGCCCGGTTTCA